ACTCGCCAATATCGTATGGAGCGTCTTGACTGCGTTTTCCGCCAGAGGCTATAGTCGCATAATAAGTATCTAAGGTGTCTACATAGATGGTTCCGTCCTCTTCCACCTCAGCTACCAAGTTAAACATCTTAAATAGTCCCGTAAGGAAGTCTATTACACCAATCTTTGGTATCTGCTGAGAAATAACAAAGGGAATGTCGGATGCTATATTAAAAGATCCTGATGTGGGGAATATGAGTGATGTAACTCCGTCATAAGTAATATTCCAGGTAACGCTTATAATGGTAATAGTTGATATTGCTGTAATCAAATACACCTTATAGGTTCCGTAACCATAAGTGAAGTTAGATCCTTCTGTTATTGTTTGAGTGCCCGTCACGTTTCCAGAAAGGTATACTGTTGTAGTATCGTTTCTGACAATCTTTATCTTATAGGGATCGGTAGTCGCAGGATTTATAGTAACACTCATGCTTGTAAGCCTTGCTGGGTCCAAGGTAGCTATAAGCGCACCTGAAGTCATCTGGAAATAAAGGTCAGAACTGCTGGATGTAAAGTTGTTTACGAAGTTCTCTGCCTCTCCACTCTCTGTCTCTACAGGACCTTTCTTTCTGTGCAGCCACATAAACAGATTAAAGAACCTTGTGTTGGCTGTGTCCTTAAAGAAGTCATCGCTAAAGGAAATGCTATAAGTGTCCTCTATGGCTTCAATAATGCGATTTAGTCTGATTGCGTATTTAAGCTCATTCCAAAATACTCCCTGATATGTTGTTGAAGAAACATAATCCATATTGTTTGGATTTCCAGTAGACCCAGAATCATAAAAGGGGATCTGGGAGTGTGTTATTAAAGGAACTATTAAGTCTTCTGTTGAGGTGGCTGGATTTTTAGTAGTTAAGTAGGTCTTTATAGTAGCGGAATCGTACTTTATTCCATCAAAGTCGCTGCCAAAGTCAAGGTCCGATAGCTTATCGTCCCCAATAAGATCTCTTAGGCTAACGGTGTCTCCATAAAAGATAACCTTGTAAGCGTAAGCGACATTGTTTTTCATTTCGACTCCATCAAGCTTCAACTTGCCCTTTCTGAAGGGCAGGTGGTTTAGCTCGATATTAGAATCTACCTTCTTTCTTGCATCGAAGCCTCCTACTATATTAAAATTGTAGTAATGCTTAAAAAGCTTGTTATTAGTCTTAGATGCGGGCAAAGTAAATTGCTTAGTAAAGGAAGTAAAGACTTTCTCTATATCCTTTACGTTTTTGATGGTCTGTGTTATAGACACAGACTCATCGTCAAACATATCCACCCTTGTGCCTTCTATGTATAGCTGAATCGACTGCATTAGCGCATAGTTGAGATTAGATCATTCGCCTGCTCTATCTGAATGCTGTAATCAACAAGTTTGTCGTTTAACGAAGTCCTATAAGTAACATCTGAGCTAACTACGTTAACAGACAGTACCTGTCCGTCAATATGCGCCCATACTTGCTCTGACAATAATAGCTCCTTCATAGATTCGTTATAATCCTCAGATATATGCCCTGTGTTTAGCGTGTATCTCTGCTTGCCATTCGCATTAAATGTCTTTATCTGATGACTTTCTGCTAAGTAGGTACCGTCTACATTTATTTTACTTGATTTATATGTCTCTTTGGTTGAGGTTATATTCTCAACCATTTTACTAAAGAACCATAGCTGCTGAAGTACCCCATACCTGTTTAAGAATACAACCTGTATGGGAGTGTACTTACTGCAAGGAAATCTTCTGATTTCCATTGTTTGACCTGCTGTTGTAAAGGTTCCTTCAAACCCCGCAACATAATCAAGTCTACTGGCTACGCCAGAGGAAGTATAATAAAAGAATCCTGTTGTGTTTTGAGGTGCCCAAATTACATAGTTGCTCAACAAAGGTGCTGTGGTAGGATAAAAGAATGTGGCATCGTCATCTGTATAAAAAGCATATCCGTCAAAAGCACTAAAAGAGATGTCAAGTGTCGGCCCAACAGCAGTTCCTGTTCCATTTGATCCTGTATAGGTAGTATAGTACAGGTCTACGCTAACACTTAACGATGCTGCGGATTTCAAGGTACCTATATAGGTAATGTCTATGTAGTCTCTTATGAGTTCTGCAATTTCAAAGGTTGCATAACCACTTGAGTCAACATCTTTAAGTAGCGTATACCTTAAAACGCTTCCAACACCATCGTCTATATATATCTCCAACTTTACAGAACCGCCTGCGGTTGTGTAAAAAAAGTACGGACTCCTTACTCCTACGTTGTTTGCCATTTGTTTAGTTTTATTATTACACCGCTGTTCCCATACGGCTGCTATATCTTGCTTTTATACTTGCTTTTATTTGTTCATTAGCTGACTGCAACAATATTCTTGCTACGTCTCTGCTTATTGGTGCTATGTTGTTGTTTACCACATAGGTAAATAGATTTGTTCCTTGATAACCAAATCTTTCTATAGTTCCCTTTCTTCCTATGGTCTTAGATAGCGCATAAGAGAGACTTCTTATCCTCTTAGGATCGTTCTCTCCCATCTTATCCTGCACCCATCTCTCTAAGTTTCTGGGCGGAGGCGGGGTTGCACCCGCTCTCCGACCCATACTGATTTGTTCTATATAAGAAGGACCGACAATGGCTAAATAATTTGCTGTTGAAGCATACCTCAGTTTTTTAGCAGCATTCATTGTATGAACGGTGCCATCCTCATTCATCTTGGCGATCATATCGTTTACGATCTTCTCGCCATACATCTCCATCAGGATCTCAAGCTGTGCATTTAGTTCGTTCATTAGCAAACAGAAATATCGTTAGGTATATCTATCGTTATATCCATTGACCATCCTGCAAGCTCATTCTCGAATCTGTCCTTAAACGGCTCACAAACAGGATTGCCCACTAACTGATATTCGTTTCTGTAGAGATCGCCTCGCCTTAGGTTTTGAACCAAGGCGTTGGCGATTTGTAGCTGCGTATTGTAAACATCAATCAGGGTGCTTGCATCTTGTCTATCACCTAAGTCATTAGCGTTATAGTCCTTTGTGTAATCCACAATATCCAAGAACAATAACGACACCGTTACACGCATGGCGTGTTCGGTGATCGCCACGTTCCCAATAAAGAAGTGGGTTAGTGGAAACATAACTGTCTTGTTGAGGTCCACCTGAGTAATATCCCCATAAGTCACATAGTTGACTATGGGGTGATTCCTTAGGAATGTCTTTATAGTCGTGATTACATCGTATACACTTGTCATCTGTTTCTGTTATATGAGTCTTTTATTCTTTTCTCTTCTAATTCGTTCTTCTCCTTCTCAAACACTAACCAAGTTAAGCACTTGGTGAGTGGCTCTTCGGCAACCTTGTTAAAGCGTGTGACATCTCCTCCAGCGACTGCATAAAGTGATTGATACCAACCCCATTTGCTTCCAAAAACCTGCTCTCTACTTGCTGGAGCTGCTCCTCCGTCATTTGTTTGAGTGAATAGTCCATCGTATGTTTCGACAATTTCATTCCTAAACGATAAAAAAAAACCAACGCTCCAAGGGCTACGCTTGTGGGCATGTGTTGCATGTGGCCTGCATACTTGTCAGACCCTTCATAGTCCTCTATCTCGTAGAACTCGCCTTTCTTAGCTGTAATGGGTCTAAATAGTATAGCCATCGCTCTGTGCATCTGTTTCCAGTCCCCGATATACTTGTCTAAGTCTATGTACTCACCAAACGATATGTCTTTTAGGTCTGGTATCATACCAAACTCTACTTCCACATTATTAGTCCCCCTGAACCAAAACCGCTTTATAAGCGGTGTAGGTTCTTGCAGGCAATCGGCTATCTTTTCCAAGATCCCTGAGAAGGAGGCCATAGGTATTTTATAGCTCTCCTTTAATTCAACACCACAGAATATCTCAAGGGCCTTCATATTTAAGAACTCCCCCGCTTCCTCTGTAGCACCTTCAATGCCCTTTAACACCTGAACGTACCTTTGGTACTTCTCAAGTGAAATGTCTGATAGTCGTTGCGGTATAGTTAACTGTAATTGTACTGTTCTACTCATATAATAGGATAACTACATTTCTTTATTTTGTACCAAAACTAAGGCATAATAAAATCTTATGGCACCATAAGGATTATCTATGAACAGATTTAAACCTTTTTAGTTATCTTTATACAGCGAGGATAGCTTATGGTCCTAAACTTCTATGGAGACATAGTTGGTTCAGCTAAACTAAGTCTGCTCAGTAACTGCGTTGGTACTCTTCTATAGCTCTTGTGTGCGCCCCACCAACATACAGACTGACCAGCATTATCATTTATTTTAGAGCTATTAGGGGGGCGCATATTCCCCTATCCCTATCTGTATTCTACTCACTATAACTTGCCTCCGCCCCCTTTGAGGGGAGCGGGGCAAATGGGCACGCTGAGGTTGATAGGATCACGACAGGACTTGATGAATTCATTGAATTGAATAACTTACCCCACCAAAAATTCTCCTTACGACAATTCACGTTGAATTCATCGAATTGAATAACTTAACACCCCAAAAATTAGATTTACCGATGTTCATACATTTTACGTTAACCATATTAAAGGGCTGATGTATAGTACTTTGCATTGCATAGTAGAAAAAGTTTTCTTTGTTTCTATACCCAATTTCTACCTCTATTGAGTTCCAATATCTTTAGAAAAATATAGGACAAAAAAAAGGCCCCTAAATTGGGGCCGTTTTTAAGCGTTTTAAGCTACTTTATTTCAATTGGTATATTTCAATATTATAAAGGTCTTTTGCGGCTAATGTATCAAATATAAAGCGGTCTAAATTGTTAATCAAGTGCAATTTATCACCGTTAATTACTGCGTACTTTTTTCGAGTCCGGTTGATTCTTAAAGCTTGACGTATATTCAAGTCCGCTTGGTCTAATTGTGTAAAGTCTTTTATTGGTAAAAACATAGTGCTAAAAATTTAAATTAGTATCAACTACAAAGCCTGTAGTATCTTTTTTTGCGTCACCTTTTGCACGCAGTCCCAAAATTGAACCCTTATTATAAATCATTACTATATCGCTTTTATCACCGTCAATTACGGGACGGCCCCAATGTACTTTGGGTAATTGGCCTTTAAAGACTACGGAAATATTTGCACCAAGCTTTAAAAGGTCCGGTATAAATTCTGCGTTTTTTTCATCACGGCTAAAAGTTAAAATATAGCGGGGTTCGTTCAAGTACTTTTTAACTTTGCCGGGTATCTTTGTATAATCATAATAAATTAAGTGATCCAATTCAAACGGGTCTAATTGAGCGTACTTTTTTAGCAAGTATATAAAGTCTATATCACTTGTCCCGTTTAATCTTATTGCAACTTGTTCACCGGTCTTTATTGCTGCTTTATTAATCTTAATTAATTCACCGGCTAATTGCAATATAAAACGTTCCTTATCGTATACGAAATAATTAGACTTATTGATACGGGCCTTTTGAACGTATGAGAATTTACCCCGGCCCGCAGTATAAAGACAATTTAAAGCGCAATTACCGGCCATAGGACAAAGATTAATACCTTTTGAATTATATGTATACGGGGCTAAATATAGTATAAAGGTCTTTAGACTATTTTTAGCGGTCTTTGTGTTACTTGTTCCTTTAGATAAAAGATTTTTTGGTATTGTGTATTTCATTACGGCTAATTTTTAGGTTAATTAAATTGATACGGGACTTGTAACAACATGGGTATATTTCCCGGACTTGAGTCCCTTTAGTAATTGTTTATAAACTTTTGTAGCAAAAGGCCTTTTATAGTACCCGGCCGTAATTTCAATTTCACGGCCGGTATTTCGTTCAATTACTGCGAACCGTGTTAATATTGGTTTTTTGAAATTCATAATTAGTGAAAAATTAAGATTAATAAATAGGTAAAAGAAAAAAGGCCTAATAAAAATAGGACTTCTAAAATGTAGGTTAATTTTTTTTTCATGTTTTTAGTTTTTGAATATGTAGACAAAGTTAAAAACAATTTTGCCCTACTTTTTTACATTTTTAGATTTTAACACAATTTTAACACTTTTATACTATTTAGAATCATTCTAAACAATATAGGGGGGTACTATGTTAAAGAGGATACTATGTTAAAGAGGGTAGCCCCCACTCTGTTAAAGAGGGGGGCTACTATATTAAAGAGAAAATAATTTTGAGCTACAAATTATTCAGCAAATAAACTTCTACCAGGTCTGGAGAAACGTCTGGATATTTTCTGGCGATTAATCCTTGAAAGTCTTTGGTGAAGTGTATGCTGTCTTCTATCCTAACTAAGAAGGGCTTGTTGTTGCTGAAGATGCGACACGCATCTTTTGCAGTCAAGTTATGTGTGTCAAATTCCTTTATGCTTTTTATCTGTATCATACATTAATTGTGTTTAGGTATCGTTTATATTCCTTATTAAATGTTTCTAAATAATTAGGGTCGCTCATTGCCTTAGCCAATTCATCAACCCAATCTTCTTGACTCATATTGCAGTTATTTAAGTCAATCTCATAATAGTGAATTAACCTTTCTTTTATGTTCTGTATCATATTATCCTAATACAATTAAGGTTATATAAGAATGTTCTATCTCGTCATATATCTTGTTGAAGATTGCCTCAGCTTCTTCAGTTAGATAGTCGCAATTATCTTCAGCAGTATAATAAGGATTTGAGATAACCAATTTTAAAGCCTCTTCTGAGGCCTCTGCTAAAAACTCCATTTCATTACTTGTTAAAGCTCTCATATCAAATTAATTATTAAGGTTAATACTCTAAATAGTAGCAGTACACCGAATATGCCCAAGCATATAGTTACTACCATTGCGCTAAATTCTTTGTTATCCATTACCAACAAATTAAGACGGCTAAGCCAATCAGGTTAATAAATGTAGTTATCGTTACTATAAATGCTCCTAAGTAAATGGCGAGCATCAATCCAAAACTTTTATTGTTCATGTCAATATATTTTGCCTTGTTCTGTAAATTCATATTCATTACACTCAATAAACTCCGCTATACCTTCGTCTGATATTTGATATTCATAATCCTTAGCGCAGTCAATTAGCCAAGCATAAATAGAATCCTGAATATCTTTAGTTTCATTCCAAGTCTTGACCAAAGGATAATCCATGCAGTAACCAGTTAGAGAATAATCGTCTGATTCAAACTCAAAGTCAAAATTTACGTTAGAAGAATCTACTTTAACATAAGAGCGACTTGGGTATTGCCAATCAATAGAGTAGTCTGTTATGTATGCGCCTATTTCGTTAAGGAAGTTTTCTAAACCTAATAAGACTTCACCAGACCAATCATATTCCCACCTTGATTCTCTTACCTGATTAATAGCATTTTCTTTAGCTCGCTCTGAAAGCTCGCTAAACTCAAATAGTTTTACTTCAATAGTTTTCATAGTTATTCAGTTTTATAGTTCGTCAATTCGTTTCTTTAGATTCTCTTTAATCCTATTTATTTCGTGGTGTGATATAAACTCAAGAAAGTCTATATCTTTTAATACTACCATTAATTCAATAGGCTCGCCATTATGATAAGAGTTGCCAACGAGAAGAATGTCTTGGTCTGTTTCGTTTAACGCTACTGTGTGCAAGTCATACAAGTTAAGCGCTAATTGTTTTTCTTTCTGTTTCATGTCATTTAGTTTTATAAGTTGCTGAATAGATTTTGCCGAAGTCTGCAAACAAATCCTTTAGTCTGCTATCTTCTTCTCTTTGTGCCTTAGCTTGTCTTTTGTGTTTAGCTAAGTTGTGTTTGAATTGTTCTGATTTCATTTCTGTTTGTTTTTAGTTGTTGCACTATTGCATTACAAACGTAAAAACATTTTTCAGTAAAAACTCAAACTTTTTTGACTTTAACAAAATTTTAACAACCTTCTAAATGTTTTGCTATACAAAACAATTTAGAGGGGGGATACGCTATTAAAGGGGGTAGTGAGGGGGATACTATGTTAAAGAGGAAGAGTACCCCTACTATGTTAAAGAGGGTACTATGTTAAAGATCCTGATTGCAGATAAAAAAATGGGAGCAGCTACTATTGTTCGCTGCCCCCACAGGATAACTAACCGTAATGTTGACTTAGTAAATATACAAATAATATTCTATCTAATCACATATCTACCTAAAGATTTTCCTTGCACTAAGAACTGAAGCGCATACCTCAGCGCATCCATAAAGTGGTTGTAATTATCTATAGGCTTTGCGTTTCTCTCTTGCCAGATATAGTTGTTAAGCTCCCTAATGATTCCATGACTGTGTCTATCAACAATCATCTCGTAATCTTGGACAAGGGCAATTCCTGACAGAATTGACCCTTTCTTCTTTATGGCTCCCCTGATATTAATGTCTTGGTTCTTTAGCTCTGTGATTAGCCTTGGCTCACTACTATCGCATATAATCAAATCAATACCGCATAGCTGCCTGCACTTGCTTGCTATCTGAGAAGTCGTTAGGTTCTTATTTCCGAAGCCTTCCTTAACCCACAACTTCTTACTTTCATTATCTACGCTTATCTGTACAAGCGCAGTAATATCCTGAGCAAATCCTGGATCCAGTCCCCAACAGCTAAATTCCTTATGCTCGTAATCTCCTACTCTCCAATTCTTATAGACCACACCTTCGGCCTTACTAAGCCACCCACCCAATATAGCGTGCTGGTACTTATCAGGCCTCTTGACCTTCATCTCTCTGATCTGCTGTAAGAAAGACGGAGACAGATTCTCTGCGTTGTCTCTGTAGTCTGTATGAATGTAAGTTACATTCTTCTCATCGCCATTGTAAGATTCAGGCACTCCCATATTCTGAAAGAAGCGTTGGTATATCCAATGCTCTTTCGTAGCAGGGTTCATAATCATAATACACCTGTTGGGCTTGTCTTGTGTTCTAACGGAGAAATCTATCTTGTCAAACGTATTCTCATCCACTAATTCCTCAGCCTCATCCAATACAAAGGTCGTAACGCCATTTAGAGACTTCAGGGCAGCCGTTTGGTTGCCACTTGACGTTCTGATACCTTTGAACATTATAGTACTCTTAGTGGTCATATTTATGATCTCATCCTTAGTAATACGAAAGTCAGACTGTAGGCCCATCATATCTATCTTCTCAATAAACTCAGGGATAATAGAAGTCTGAGCAGATAACATCGTGTACCTGCTAAAGAGTATTCTGTGGCCTTCTTCGTAGGTGAGGCTGAGCAGAAACACAGCCACACCAAAAGACTTTCCTGAGCCTCTTCCTCCAGTTACTATAAAGTACCTGGAGTCAGAAGTGAACAATGGTTGGTACTTAGGATGTAGAGCTATCTGTGTCTTCATCTATTTCTATGTCTTGTATGTCTTCTATTTCTTCAGCCTCAATGTCTATAGTATCGTCTTCTTTGTTGCCTTGTTGCAGCTCCGTGTTAAAGAAGTTAATCACAGGGGCGTTAGTTCTTCTTGGGGCTACTTCTCCTACGTTTTCTCCTGCCTTACCATAGGCGTACTCCAATAGCAACTTTAAGTGCTGGAAACTCTCTCCAGATAGCTCTGCGAGCTTCTCCATTGCTCCTGCCTCGCTACCATATATCTTTTTAATAGCATTGATAGCAAACTTACCTACTCTGTCTTTCTTGGCTTGGTTCATTGCTGGAGGTTTAGAAGTGATCTCCTGCTTTAGCTTTACTTTAGATGGCAGTCGTTTGTTATACTTCCTGCCATCAGTTGATCGTATTTCGTCTGACTTATTCTTCTTTGACATAATTCATTTCGTATAGTTTTCTATAGGTGTCGTATATCGCATCCATCACATTCTCTTTAGTGTACTCATAAGGCGTCTCGCTGTACTTGCTGCCTTGCCTAATGGTTATTTTGTACTTATCGCCCATCTCCCAGTACCTACCTACCTTAAACGCCTCTATCTCACAACTCACATAAATGTACTTGCTAAAGCACCAACTCATCTCCTTCATTGGATTGGGCGTCTTAGGACTGCCCAATCTATAAGGATAGCTTCTTTTCTTAGGCACTATCTATATACTCTTGTTTTTATTACTTTAACAAAGATGTTTAATTTATTGTACACCTCATCAATGTCCTCTTCTGTAAGTCCTTCAAACAACTCTGTAAACTTATCTTTGTTTCTTTCAATAAGCACCAGCTTATATCTAAGCGCATCGTTGTCTCTCTGAAGCTCCTCAATCATATCAGACAGCTCCTTAGTCGCATCAAACCTGTCCTTTACTTCTTCTGTCTGTGCGCCTTCATCCACAACAACCTTCAGGACTTCGTATAAGCGTTTGTAGTAAACTTCTTTCTCTGCGTGATGGTATACATTGTTTAATGTATGAAGTACCGTAGCATGATCTCTATTGATGACCTTGCCTATAGCAGACAAGGAAAGTCCCATATCTCTTCCAGTCTTGCAGAAAACAGCCCTTGCATAAATTAAATCTTTTCTTCTGTTTCTGGTATCTATGCGCTCACCGATCTCGTTCTCAATTATTCTCTTTATACTTACTAACCTGCTTTTCATAAACCTCCTTTAATATATCCTCAAATATTAATCTACTTACTCTTTTGTGTTCTTCGTGAGTATAAGTCACTTCGAACTCCGTTTCTTTTAACTTCTCAGCTTCTTCAAACCTGTCATTCATTATCTCTTCTATTCGAGACAAGGCCTTGTTGATGCCTTCGCATATTGCGTACTGCTCTTTCTCTTCAAAGGTTATCAGTAAGCTTTCATAGATGTCAAACTCATTGTATAAAAACCAACATTGTAAAGTGCTTAGATAAGCGTCTTGGGCTATTAATTTATCCTCCTTACCATCATAGTTATAAAATTCCTCTAATAACATAGTTCTGTTTAATCTGCGCTCTTGCAACGGGATCCTCAAGCCAATACTTGTACATCTTGATTCCGTGTTCTACAGCATTATTGCCCCACTCCAAGAACTGCTCGCTACACTCAAATATACCAATATCTTTTGTATCCTTATTCACTACGAGGAAAACAAATTCCTCTGCATTAAAGACCTTTAGATAAAGCGCAGCCTGAAGGTCATAGGAGAATTTCTTTGCAGCATACCTAAAATCCTGAATATCAGAACTTGTAGTCTTGATGTCAATGATCTTTCTTCTATCCTTAGAGATAACATCGGCTTTGGCCCTGAAGGCCAAGCCGTCTAACATAGCCACTCCAGGAAGTTCAAAGTCGCAGTCCTCTAATAGAAAGGACGCCTCATTGTTATTAAGCACCGCATCTGCTATCCAATAAGCGTTCTGCATTTCTGACTCGGTATAGACCATGTGTTCTCCATGCTCCTCAACGGCATCCTTAAACTCCTTCTTAGCCTTAGTGCCGTCTATAACAATCAGGTCAGACAGCTTCTCTTTCTCTAAGATGCTCATGTGGATCAGCCGACCATCTCTGAGGGCCTGTCCTGTATCTGATACTCTAAGCGACTTTAAGTAAGCATTGGGACTTGTCAGCACCTTCTTTAGGGCAGAACTGCTTAAAGCGTTCTGACCTAAATGTCCATAGTAAAAAGAGTCATCGTACATCTTTGCTAAGATGTCTGCTTCCTCCCATTGTTCTCCGTTGAGTAATGTAATCATATCAAATAGTAATTGTTTCTGACATTCAGATAGAGAGTCTCTCTCTCCATCTCTAATGCGTTCACATAGAACGCAATTTCTTGCAAGGCCTTAGCCATTGTCTTTAGCGTCTCTGAGTCTTTGTTCTTCTTTGCTTCGACCACCATATTGCCTATGGTCGTCATAGCTTCGAGGTATTTAATTGAGGCTGAATTGTTGGCTATCATCCTCTCCCTCATCTTCTTCTGTATCTGTGAGTGCAGCGAGTTTAGCTCCGATACGCTCATTCCATTCCTGTTCTTTAATTTCATCCTCCACGCTTAGATTAGCTGTAAAACATAGAAAGCTTGCTGCAATATAAAAGCCCACCTCATCAAAGGCAATGCTGAGTGAAGGCAGCAAATGCCAAGACCAGGTAAAGATATGGCTGTTGGCTTCTATTTTATATTTTCCTACTTTTCTCTCCATTGAGCATAGCAAACTGCAAGTCGTTGGTCTGTGTCTGGATACTCGCCAATCATTCTTGGATTGGCCATACATCGGCTGATGAACTCCTGCTGGGTGTCGTCAGCATTGGGTTTTGGTAATGGCATAATTAAAAATTGTGTTTATAGTTAAAGGACTCTACTTCTAATTTGTATTTATTAAAGTTTTGCATTCCTAATATATGAGAGTCTGAGGGAACAAAATACTTCCAACCCTTAGACGCACCTCTTGATATATAATAAAAAAAGAAGGCTGCCTGTTTACCAGAACTCTTCTCCATAATCACACAAGCAGTTGTGTCTGTCATAGGGAATATGTGAGTGACTATGAATCGCTCACCATTGTAGTTTCCCTCTCTATCCTTATTTGAGAACTTTTCGGCAACGTGGTTAGCTATACCTCTTAGTTCAACTGCGGCACACTTATTCATTTGATATTATTTTATCTTGACCCGTCTTTTCTAATTCCATCTGTAGATTCGCTAACGCTCTCCAAGCTACTTTAGCTGAGTGTCTAACTCCATCGGTGTCTATCTGGCCCGCCTGAATGGCGTGCCTCATCATAGCGTCTAAATGGTCGTTAGACTTGCCTCTATCCCAATGTAGCGGCTTATCAGGATGGTGTTGCTGATTGCCTGCCCAAGAGCATCTGGCTACTTCCATAATAGCATCAGGAAAATACTTAACAAGCCCTGTAAATACAGGATACTTCTTCCTATCGGATTGCATTGTCTAACTGCTGAATTAGACTTCTAATCTCCCAATGTTCGAACTTACCGCTGATACTTTCTTTGTAGGTCTTGATCTCTACATCGTACCAGTTCTTGTCCCTTTTCTCGTCATCTCTGAGGCGAGTGACTTTAGCTTCAATCTTTGGCATACGTTTAACTTTTAATGTTTATTCAAACTTACTCATAAATTGTTTATATGTCAAGACCTCTTAACAAGAAATTAACTATTGTACTTATCGAAGTACGTTTTGAGGTCAGTATAAACTCTTCTAATACAAGAACCGCAGCTTGTTAAACGCTGCTTCTTGTGAAATACCCTGTTGTAGGTATCAACCAACTTTTGCTGTGTGGTTCGATCAACTACATTGGTATGCTTCTCGAATAGTTCAGCGAGCCATACATACTCTTCTTCTGTAAAGCACTCTGGATTTCTGAAAGGTAGAAGCTTGTTTAATTTAGCCTTGCGCTCATCACATCCGCAATCTTCGCCTGCAATGAACTTAACTGCATCTGCAATTCCTGTAGCCTCAAAAATCTTCTCAAGGCTATCTCCCAAGCCCTTTGATGCGGCCTCCTGGTTTTCCTTCCAGTTCTTGTAGTTCTTGTACTCTTTAGTACGCTTGTCCAAGTTTTCATAATACTCTTTGTTTTCTTCGTATTTACTAATACTATCCATATTTAACTTCTTATAAATTCACATTCATTAAAATATTCTTTAACCTGCTCTACAGTTTCGAAGTCTGTAGGAAATGGCTTCCAACCATTGGGAGTGTATCCTCCATTAGCCACATCAACTCTGCTGACTTCATTCTGATAATAGTTGACCATTTCCAAACATTGATTGACATGATTTATGTCGTTTTTATGCTCATGAAGATGGTTCCACCAATGCCATTTCTTTTCATCGTAAAAATCACATAGCGCATAAACTTCGCTATAGTCCAATTTCAATGTGTACTTTTTTTCTTCTGTCATGATAAATTAAATTAAATTATAGTCTCCGTTCTTAAAGTCTTCGTAATCCTCAGCAAACTTCTCCTTGAGGATTCTTTTATTTTCTCTCATGCTGTTAAAGATGCTGGTCAGACTAATGCCTGATCCACTTGCTATATCTCTTAGGCTGTAATCGCTTTTAAGGTACTTCTCAGAGAGTATCTTATCGTACTTATGCCAAGAGTCCATCTCGTGTGTGATCTTGTCCATAAGACGCTCAAATGCAGCCTCCATAGCCTCATCAAAGGCAAACTCCATAAGTTCTGTGTCTAAAGCATCGTCTTCTCTTATTTCAAAGAACACAAACTTATCTGCACCCTTCTCATAACTCTTCCACATATTCTTTAGCGTAACGTAAATGAAGAATCGGTTTATCTCATCGTCATTATACATTATCTTTTGTTCATCTTTAACATACTTATGAATACGCAAGTACATCGACTGAACGATGTCCTTTGCGGTGTCTACATCACAGCCAAACCCAACTACCATTTTTATCCACAGCTTATGGTTTTTAGCTAAGAGTTCAAGCATTGTATTTCTATTGTTATTAGGTTGTCTTCTCCGTAATACTTTTCCATATTGTCAATCTTTACTACATTATGATCTGCCTCCCATACTACACCTTCAAGCGCATCAAATAATGCCTTGTTTAAGTTATCGTGCAAGTCGGGCCTGGAGGTCATCCAATGAGCCTCCGCCTTCTTCTTCTTGCTCCAACTCTTAGGTATCTCAAATTGATAATGAAGTTTGTTTATCAGTATTGGTGTTCCTTTGGGTATAATAGAAAAATGGTCAGGGAGTTGACTCCTGACCATTTCTTCAACGGCATCTTTGTAATCGGTAATCTTTTTAGGCTGATAGCTATGACCACTTCTGGTCATTCTAACAGACTGATGAGGCACAGCTCTAAGCGGTATTTCTAAGTGTATGTGCATTTCCAATATAATCTAAGACTTCGAGATTTTGTCCTGCAACTTCAGGATAGCCATAGTCATTGACAAAGAAAGAAAAGTCATCAAAGCTTTTGCTTCGGCTGGCTTTACACCTGACGTTGATAATGTCTGGGTTTTCTTCATCCTTCTCTAACTGTATCTGTGTCTCGGCTTTCTTTTCTAAAGCCGATCCCAAATGCCCTGTTGGCTTATTTGAATTGTGGTTCGTATGTATTACTGTTATGATATGGCATTGATACATCTCTGTCCATTTCATAATCTTACCTACTACCATATTACTTTCTTCTATGTTATTTACGTCACTCACTAAATCGGCCACTCCATCAATGACCAATACTCCTATGTCTCTGTTGTGCTTTAGCACATATTCTATAATGTCTAATCGCTCGTCATGAGACTGCGCTCTTAGACCAAAGGTACTATAACACTCGTCCTCCAATTCACACATATCTAAGACTCGCCTAAATACTTTCTGTGCGTGAAACCTCCCCTGCTCCGTATCAAAGTGGTATAAGCACTTATCTTCTCTGTGACCTTTTAGTCCTCCAACAAACCGCTTAGACTTACCACCTAAGTAAGCTGCTGATAATAAGCTAACTAAAAATGTCTTTTTATGTTTTGGAGGGGCTTGTATGAAACTAAAGTTTCCGTATGTTCCTATCGGTGTAGGATAAGCAACAATACCCTCTCTTGTTTTATATGTATGTTCTCCAAAGCTAATAGCTACAGGAGGATGTTCTATTCTTTCGTTAGGATCAATATAACACTCCATTACCAGATGCTCTATCAGGGCATCTCGGTCTTGCCTTTGTCTTTCAGTCATTGTATAGTTAGTTTAGTTTAATAAGTCTTGGGGGCCTAAGCCCCCTTGACTTAAAGGGAAGCTTAGAAGGGGAAGTCTGCTTCTTGGGTTTGCTTTTGAGCAGGAGCGTTATTTTCTACTCTTTCTGCTACTGAAACAGAGCCATCAGTCTTAATTACTTTTCCATTTGAAATGTACTCAGTTTTGGCTCCTGCTTCACGTTCCTCTTTGGTAAGTCCTGTAGCGACAGCTACATTGTTACCATAAGGGTCTGTGTTGTCATTAACGAATACCGTTAATGGGTAATAAGATCCTTTCTTTCCTTGAACGATCTTTGACTTGTCTAATTTACTTAGATTCAAGTTGAAGGTGATTGTTGCACTCATAATTTACTTAATTAATAATTGTTCTACTTGCTTACTTATTTCGTATTTCTTTTTGACCTCATCAAGGCTCCCACCCTTGTCCAAATACTCCTTGACTTTATCAAAAGCTTCCGAGGTCTTTACAAGCTTTAGCTTTTGTCTTGCGACAGTCTGAGTGGTATCGTGTGTGTTTGTAGCGTCTGCATCTTTAGTATCGTCTATTAAGAACAATCCATTAAGCGCATACTTTCTGGCATAGGAACTTGCAGACCCAAAAGTCTGAGAGATGTCCATACCTTTTTTGTTAATGTCGATTCCTGCTTGCGCATGAACCTCCACCGAAGTTCCTTCTGAGTCCCAAACCTTTGCTTTGGCATCTACAACTAATAGTCCGCCAATGTCAATGGTTGTGTCAGTAACAATCATAGTAAGTCCGTACTTAGCCAATATAGGCTTAACGGCTTCTAAGATGTCTTCTTGATTTCGGTACTTGTACTTCCCGAAGTTGTTAAACTGTCCCTTCGGAGCCTTTAGCTCCGATTGGACCTTTAGTAATCTTTCTTGAAATGATAGTTCCATTGTAGTAAATATAGTTAAAATAAATTAAACGTCTTCTGTGGTCTTGAAGACTTCTGAAATAACCACATCCCTATACACTTTAGGGCATTCTGGATCACATACTTCAAAGATGTATGTTTCCAGTTGTTGGATACGGTTTTTAAGCCGTTCCTGCTCTTTTAATAAGGCTTCTATACGAGCCTCCTTGAATGACATTAAATTGTACATAATTAATTTGTTTTGTGTAAAAGTATGTAATTGTTGATAATGTGTCAAGTACTTTAACAAACTTTAACATTTGAGGAAAAAAGAGGGGCCGCAAAGCCCCTCCAAACCAAACAAACTAACTAAAAACTAATGAAACTACTTAATGGAAAGATTCAGGTCCATAACTTAAACTCTGGGTACTTTAGTGGATCGGTATCGAAATACAAGGTCTCTTTGTCTACTGCAAATCGAGTTACCCCTTGCTCCATTAAAGTCCGTATAAGTTTTATTCTTTTTCTTGAGCCTACACAGCGTATTCTGACAGCGTGTCCTACACGATGGCTATCTGTGCTTGCCAATCTCATCTTGTTGGCTACATTTGCCGATGTATATCCCAATATAATATTAGGTCTGTATTCATACCTGTGCGCAGCTCTATCGAGAGCTACTACAGGTTCACGCTCCATAAACTTATATCCAGAACCAGGAGAGTCAGGTGAATCAAACATGGACCACCTAAGAACTCTTAGTCCTTCTCTGTCTATTTCGTCTTCTCTCTCTTGTACCGACTTCATAACTTCAGAACTTCATAAGCATTGGGGAGGCTCCCACTTAGATACTTTTTCCTAATTATCTAAACCTCCCCTTTGCCTACTTTTATTCAACTGTTATGTAAAGATAGTAAAATATTTTGAATATGCAAACTTGACAATGTCAAAAAAAAGTCGTAACTTTACATTGCTTTTTAGATTCTATGTAAGTGGCGGAAGCTTAAAGCGAGAGCCACTTAACAAAATCAATGAAAAGATTACTTCGGATTAGGGGAGAAGTATATCAAAGAGTCTTGTAGTTCCATCTTGCTCTTGTTCCTCTTATATCGTAGTGAGTAAAGGTATTGTATCTACCTAATCCTCCTTCTTTAAGCATCCCTGTAGCTATAAGAAAATCTATAGCATCCGCTACATCGTCAGGAGACACTCCTTTTATGGTAATGTCAGCCGCACGACCTAAGACGTGCTGGCTGCTGTCATTTGATCCTATACTTCTGTTGTATTCTAAACTTCTGTACGCACTATTGATGTGAACAGGCGCATTGAAGTGCGCTCTGATTATCTCTAACTGAACAGCCAACTCGGCTATGTTGAGCTGCACATCTGTTGGCATTTCTGAGCCATCTGTGCATTCAAATTCTTCTCTATCAAAGTTCTCTGTTAGCTTCATACCCCTACTATGTTAAAGACCCCTTACTATGTTAAAGAGGTTACTTTTTGTCATCGTCCTTCATGGACGTGCCAAAGTAGTAACCAAAGATGCTTAACGTAACACCTTCTACAATACCGATCAAATGGTAAAAGAGTTCTTTGTTTGGCTCTGGGATGTCCAGGGCAAGTATCGCCCAAACAATAATGGCAAATGCGCCTAACCCTACAATGCCCGTCAAGTTAAACAGCCAATCGTGTTTCCCCGTCTTAGCCATCTCCACTTCACGCTTCCTTGCGCTATCCCGATCAGCCACTTCCGCCTTATAAGCCTCTATAAGCTCATTGTGGAGCCTTTCTTTCTCCGCTGGTCCTATAGACTGGTCAGAGTCGATAAGCTCTCTAAGAGCTCCTAAAGGGCCTTCAGTAAGGGCTGCGCTTGCAAGCTCAGGAAGTTTCCTCATTAAGAACTTCCCGACTGCTGTATCTTTTAGCTTCTTCTTTTCAGTCATTGGTTCTTGATTGTGGTTTTAGAAATAGTCCTACCCTGCTTGCTTAACCTTAATTTTACATAGTCAGTTGTCAGTTTTTTTTTAATGATAACCTCTACATCATTGTTAGCATAATGCTTCTGAATGACATTGATGATTGGGTTATCCTCTCTTGACTCTAACCATTGAGTTTCGCCAGTAATGTCCTTCTCGTAGATGACTTTTTTACTTGCACAGCTCGATAGTACTAAGGCTGCAATTAGGATAAATACTCTCATTTAGATGCTTCTAATAAGGCTCTTCTTATTTCTTCTTCCGTGATGTTTAGCTTAAAGCTAAGGTTTGCGTTCCATTGGTATACAGGAGAGCCGTCTTTATACAGTATAACAATGGGAACTACTTTTATTTTATTTCTAACAGATTCAGGTTGGTCTTCTAAGTAAGCAAATTGTGTTACTACTCCTGGTATGCTTGGAATCTTAACTTTGTTTGTTGAGTTCCATTTTGCATTAATCTGCACAATAGTCCACCTTTGGGCAAACGCATTTAATGAAAATAGCAACAGTCCTATGAAAAGCAGCTTTCTCATTTTCTATCTATTATCTCGTATAGTTTAGAATCTATCTTGTCCAACTTCTCGCTATTCTCCTGTACCTTTTGTTGCGTATTCATAATGGTTTCACGAATCAGTTGATCCTTCAGATCGTACTCTGTTCTTGACACTTCAGGCGCAGGCAACTTTTTAGCCTCCTCAATATCTCTCTGCAATGCAAACCACATACCTATTAAAGACATTAGCCCTGCAACAACAAGAACAATGGTCTTTAAGTCTAATGTGATTTTAGTACTTTCATTTACTTCCATTATTTCTTGAAGATACTTTTGATTGATTCAACTTTAAAGGCTATCCAAGATTTAATTTTAGGCAACGCTTTTTTAGATTCGTCTCTTATGTAGAAATAGGCTTCCTTGCCTATGATACCAAAGAAACCACCGAGTAATCCCAATACAACAGCATTAAGTACGCCTGCTGCAGTAATGGTGCTTGCTGTTGTTAAAAACCACCCTGCAATAAAAGATATTTTGTTGTCCATTAGTTTAGTTGGTTAAGGTATGTGGGGGCATTAAAGCCCCCCATACCGTGTTAAAGATTACTCTTCGATTGTTTCGTAAGAACCGTCTGATAAGTCTACATTGATCTTACCGTACTTCTCCTCAAGTTCAACCTTGCTCTTGTTTTGCTCCTCTTGAATAGCAGCATAAACGTGCAGCAAAGAATGCTTCTGAGTTTCAAGTACACCTAAGTCGTGCAGTATTGCAGACTTCTTCGATTCTTGGTCTTTGAGTTGTTCTAACTCTTCTTCTGTAATTTTGCTCATAATAAAACGTTTTAATTAGCTAAAGATACGAAAAACCCAATTATACCTTACTCTGCTATTTAAGTAATCTAAGTTCTTCTCGTTCTCGTAAGCCTCTTTCTCAAAGGATATTTGATAATAAGCTTCTGCGCCATAGAAAGGAACTTTAAACATCCACTCCAAAACGTATAAAAGATAGAACGGTATCACACCAAGCTCTAAGGCTTGCTGAAAGTGAATAGACTCGTGGTTAATGGTTTTCTTATTTGCATTAACCCAATGCTTGGTCTTTCCATCACGATATTTCTCTCTTAATATAACGTAAGGGAATATGGCTATTCCTCCTATTGTCATAAGAACAGACAGTCTGTTTAGAATCTTGTCAGAATAAACTACAATAGGTCTTAGGTCTCTAAGCATCTTAGCTTAATTCTACAGAAACGTGAGTTGGATTCTTCTGAGCCTCAATCTGTGCGTCTAAGCCTTCTTTTAAAGCCCCTACGTCAAGTTTAGCCTCTAACCAACCTTCTACGTCAGCTACGGTTAATTCGTTCGCAGGAATAAAAGAATCCGCTTCAGGAGACTCTAATCCTACTGAACCGTAAACGTCAGCGAAGTGTTCTCCGTCTTCTGCTTGGTATCTCCAATGAATCGTATCAATTACGTTTTCAAGACCCGTTTCTTCGTCTTGTACTTTGGCTTTTAAGCCGCTGATTTGCCAAGTGTAAACCGTTGCCATTATTTATTTTCTAAGATTTCGATTCTTGCTTTAAGGTCGTTGATTATTTCTTGTTGCTCTTGCATAGCTTTGATTAGCATAGGTACGAATACTGAGTACTTAACCGACTTAGTAGTAGTTCCTAAATCAACCCTTTCAATAGTTACATTTCCTTCTTCATCTACAACCTCTCGCTCTTCAAAGTCAGGTTTTTCATTTACCATTGAAGGGAATATCTCCTCTAATTCTTGAGCGACTACACCGATTTGTTTTAATCCGCTATCAATTAAATTGTAACTACGAATTTTAACTTTTAAAAGGTCGTCTAATTTAGGAGAAGCATCTACAATGTTCTCTTTTAGTTTGACATCAGAAATAGCACCGTAAGAGTTGTTTACGTTTTCAACATCTCCATCATCGTGAACAACAAAACGAGTGATAGCCCCTGCACTATCATATGCTGAAAAGAAACTATAATTACCTCCCGATGAGGTTCTATTTATCCTTGATTGTAAACCTGCACCTCCATAACTTCCATTGTTTCCATAAGCAATAAATGTTGCATTTGAAGAATCATTTGTGTTAAATTCGTGATATAAACCTGTTGAACCAATATAACTACCATTATTACTCGCCTTTAAGTAACCCCCACTCGTTATTTGCGCTCTTTCTGTGCCACCCGCGTTTATAAGTACACTATTAGTTGAAGTTAAACTTAAGTTTGCACTTGCTGCTAAAACAGTTCCATCACTTTTTAATTGCAGTTCGTGAACTCCTGTACGTTGGATTCTAATAGTAGAATCAGTTGCACCTATAATATGAAGTTTTTCAGTAGGAGATCCGCCTATCCCTACGTTACCCGAAGAGTCTATGCGGAGTTTTTCAGTAGGAGCAGATACTCCCGTTGATGTACCAAATGTTAAATAAGATGCACCAAAAGCAGAATCAAATATCGACTTAACATAAGACGAAACTCTTGCTGCACTAATATCTGATGTATAGAAATCAATGCTTCCTAATTCTTGAGCAGCAGCGACTGATGTGTCTGTGTTGTAAAGCTGAATAGTAGGAGTTTCATTTCTTACTTGTACTACACCCGAAGAATCTATGCGCATTCCAAGTTGCGGAGTCCCATTATTGTAGTAAAAATCCATCCCATTAAGATAAGAACCACCATATCTATAAGACCTTATTGAAACAGGATACACTACATTACCAAGACCTATTGTAGCATCTGCGTATGTAGAATTGTTACCATAATCCGTAGTTGTATAGACCGAAAGTCTGTCTGTTGCACTAATCGTACCTATCCCTACGTTACCTGACCTATCTATGCGCATCGCCTCAGAGGTGTTTGTAGCGCCTGTACCAACATAGAATCTTAAATCACCATAATTACTTGTATGGTCATAAGCAGAACGAATACTAACATTTCCATATAAAGATGAACCTATATAATATCCCGCACCTTGTAATAAAATGTTTTCTTGAGTAGTATTTGTGCTATTTGTTCTTAAATAATATCCATTATCTATGTTTAATTTAGCATTAAGATTCGAAGTGCCTATGCCCACCCGTCCTGAAGAGTCTATGCGGAGTTTTTCTGACTCAGATGTAGTACCCGTAAAAACACTAAAATTACCTGCGTTATCTGTTTTTAGTGTAGCACTTGAAACTTGAGTTCCTCCGTTTTTAACAGATAAGAATACACCTGCTCCGCCTACCGCATTATTGGTGTTTATTAAAGTAGCTCTTGTAGCTCCGCTTGCAGATTCAATAGTGAGTTCATTAGAAGGACTCGAAGTACCTATTCCTACCCGTCCTGAAGAGTCTATGCGCAAACGTTCTACTGCTCCTCCAACTGCATTATAGGTGGCAGTACCAAATACTAAAGCACCTGATGGCAAAGTTCCTGCACCTGTTTCATTTTCAGATTGAATAAAAGCAGTACTATATGGAGCATTTCCTGAAGCGTCAGAAGTGTAATAATCAATTTTACCAATCACATCCCCTACTCCCCAAGTAGCTTTTTCTGTATGGTCTAAAGTTAAAGTAGGAGAAGAATTTGACTGTATGTGAAGTAAAGAAGCAGGACTCGAAGTACCTATCCCTAACGATTCAGCAGAAGCATCCCAAAATAATTTAACACTTGAACCCGTATCTTCAAAGAAAGAAATATCTCCGTTATTATCAAAAAGAATTCTTGATGTATTTACGCCCGCATTAGTTCTTGATTGAATTTGTAATGGCCCTCCATTGGCTACAATTCTCCAATCTTCGTTATCGGCTGCACCTGTATCTTTAAGTATGATATTAGCCGCTGAACTTTGAACAGTTAAAGTACCTAAAACATCCATTTCTGTTTCGGGACTTAACGTATTTACACCCACTCGATTGTTTGCAGAATCTACATATAGTGTATTAGTATCTACGGTTAAATCTCCTGAAACTGCAAGACTCGATAACGTACCTACTGAAGTGATGTTCGGCTGCGCTGCTGTGCTAATCGTTGCATTTAACGCACCGCCAACCGTTAAAGAAGAAAGCGTTCCAACGCTTGTAATATTAGGCTGAGCAGCAGTTGAAAGTGTACCGCTGATCGTTACCGCATCTAAATCATTAACTACTAAATCACCTTTAGTATATCCTGTTCCTGCAACATCAACTGTGGTAGCAGGCTCAACCTCTAAGCCTTTAAACAGCTTAAATTTATCTGAATCACTTGAATCCTTAAATAGACCTGCGTACTTAGTAGTAACGCCTGCATCTAAAGAGTAATTAGCAAAGAATCCTGTGTCTACTGAATTGGATGCGTTCTGATTTGCCAATTCAATAAGTGGGTCTTCTACAGATAAAGTCTGTGTATTGATTGTAGTAGTTGTTCCGTTTACAGTTAGGTCTCCTGCAATAATAACATTGTCAGGAAGTCCTACTGTTACCGTTCCTCCTGCTCCTAAAGTAACTGCTCCACCTGAAACTTCAATCTCGTTGGTAGTTCCCTGAATAGTTACTAAAGTATCCCCTTCTACTGAAGTGTTTGCGGTAGAACCATAGTTCACCGCAATAGTAGGATTAGAACCTTCTCCTGTGTTGTTCGCAATAGTTACACCCGTACCTGCACCTAAGTTAGATACATAGTCTCCTGTGGTGTCTGTTCCTAAGGCTACAGAGTTTGGCTGTATAGTAGTAGAAAGAGTAAGGTTTGCGCTTCCATCAAAAGAACCTGAACCAACAACATCTCCACTTAATGCAATAGTGCGAGAGGTCTCTAATGCGGTTGCAGTATCTGCGTTACCTGTTACATCCCCTGTTACATTACCGCTTACATTACCTGTAAGATTACCTGTTACATTTACTGTGATGCTTGAAGGAAGGCCAACTGTTAAAGTTTGGCCTGACGCTGAGGTAACGATTTCATTAGCTGTACCTACAATGCTCAAAGTCTGAGAATCCAAATCTACTGCACCTGTTCCTGAGTCTCCAGCAAAGTCTAAATCCTCTGCTGTTACTACTGATTTAACAAATGCGGTAGTGGCAACCTTAGTTGAATTATCAGAGCTTGCTTGTGTAGTAGCTGTAACTCCGTTGGCAAGTACAGATGTAGCAGTTACATTTCCTGTTAGGTCTCCAGATACGTTTCCTGTTACGTTTCCTGTTACATTACCACTTACATTACCCGTAACGTTTCCTGTTAGGTCTCCTTGTACATCTACATTAATTGTAGAAGGAAGTCCTACAGTTAGGGTCTGTCCTGAGGCGGAAGTTACTACCTCGTTGGCGGTTCCTGCAATAGTGAATGTTTGTGAGTCTAAGTCTACAGAGCCTGTTCCTGAATCTCCACCGAAATCCAAATCTTCCGCAGTTACTTTAGTATCTACATAGTTCTTAACCGCAGCAGAAGTCGGAATAGTGGTATCGTTGTCGTTAGACGCAATGCCATCTGCTTCATCTACGAATTTAGATATGGTGATGTTTTCTCCTGAGTCTTTTAGTGACCCAAAAGCAACTGTACCTGAAGCTGTAAGATCACCTGCTGTGTTTAATTGAACACCCGAAGCGTTACCTTCACCGTCAGAAATTTCCTTAAGTGCTGCCTCTAAGTTTCCGTTGTCAGAGACTTTGAGAAGCGACTTGTAGGTGTCCTTAATTTTTTTGTTTGTTAATGTTGCCATGTTTTAATTATTAAATATCCTTCCAAATGTTAATTTCATCTTGATAGTAACTGCCTTCGTGTTACACGAAACAGGTTGGTTGACTTGCAATGTGGAGTGTATCCTCATTGGAAGTGTCTCCCCACCAGGTAGAGCAGTAAATCTTACCCCAATCTATTGTGTTTGACATTGCTTCTTATTAATGATAACCTCTTTAGTTGTTTTCTGTTCTTCTTTGCTTAAGAAAGCAAATAGCTTCTTTATGTTCTCTTCTTTTGGCTTGTATTTACCTCTTACCTCTCCCATGTACTATCCTAAATACCAACTGTGAAATCCTACATCTTTATCTGGTTGCATATCCTCAGTATTTACTGTGGTGTACTCTGGATAGAGCTGGCTATTAAAGTCCATATAATCCATGAATCTTCTTGTATAGAACTCAGCAGTCTCAGATGCTCTATTGATGAGCATATTAAGCTCATCGGTGGTTATGGTATCTGCATTCTCACTTCTGTGTTTGTATATACCGCCATTGCCGACCTGATAGGCGGCAAATGGCAAATAGTTGCTTTGTGTGAACCAGATAAGCATTGGCTTGATGTAATCGTCAAGCAATGTCTTGTAATCTGCATTGCCTGCATCATCAATGGTGCCGTTTAGTATTAAAGTCTGTAGCTTCTTGTAGAGCGTTCCTCCAAGATAGTTTTGAATGTGTGTGTCTTGTGCTACCTCAACAAACTGAACCACCTTGTCGGGATCTACATTCCCGCTAATGATAGACTTTTGCTTTACGTCTTGTATGGTAATAAATAGTGCTTTCTGTGCCATCTTTAGTTAGTTGTTGGGTAAGCACCTTTGTTCGGCATATCTATGGGTCTAATTGGCACTTCGCTTGGATTGTTTGGTGCTACAAACCCTTCTGACAATGCCTCTTCTTCTGGCACTTGTTGTTTCTTCTTATAAACTCTTCTCTCCCAGAAATGATGGCAGTTCTTACCACCCTTATACTTAAAGAGGGAGTAGTTACGGCCTTTATGGCCTAACTGCTTATTGACTCCTCTAAAAGACATCTGATTGATGTCTTCTAAGCGGAATACTATATCCTTCTCTGTTAAAGATTCTACTTTAGAGCAAAATTGACGGCTCTCAGCAGACTTTCTCACAGGCATGTAAGCATAACGTACCTTAAAGCCTTTATTGTCCTGAGAACTCTTCTTAGAGGGTGCAGCGTCATCACGCTTCACCTCTGCAAGCTGAGTAAAGTCAAACTCCTCATTCTCGTCTGTTACTACCTCTGTGTGGACCAATTCCCATTCGTCAGAGATAACTTCGCCCATTTCTTCTAATTGGTCGAAGAGGTCTTCTGCTTCTTCGTCTGACAAATCCGACAAGTCTTCTGGCATTTGTTTTGACAGCTTTTCTCCTGTCTCTTCTTCTCGTTTAACTCTTGTCTCGATGTTGTCAAGTTCTGTAAATTCAATAGGTTGTAGTGTTACAAAGTATAGATTAAGGACTACGTTGTTAAAGGCTAAGATTTCATCAAAGCCGTCTATAAGCTGTTGCTGGAACGGTCTAATCACCATGTTATCCATGATGATAGAGGCCGTTCTAAGCTCCTCTGCGTTATTACCAAAGCCTGTGTTGTCTTTAATACCTAATAAGATAGGAGAGACAATTCTGTGGCCAAGCATAATCTTCTCTCTTGACTCGTCTGCTAAGAATTGATATTGAGCGTGCGCATCAGGGAGGTGAATCGGATCAATAGTCGCTTGGTCCTCAGATGACTCGTTGAACGTAAGTATGAACTTACCTGCATTCGAGCTTCCGCTAAATTTATCATAGATTTTTCTTTCAATCAGCTCTTGCGTCTCCTCGTTAGGCACTCCATTATTGAAGTTAACCAATAGCGAAGGCTGAAGGCCGTTTTGGATGTTATTGATATGGTAGTTGGCCACTTCTTCTTCCAAATCGCAATATTGAAGACAGCCGTTATAATCAACAGGAGCATAGTAATAGAATCCAGACTTATAAGGTTTGAATATGTAAAGCTCTATTAGATCGCCCTTGCTTCCGTTGCCAAACGTAGGAATACGTTTTGGCTTGTCAGAGGGCTTTAACTCTGACCATTTGTGGTGGTAGTAATAAGCTCCTATACGACCATTTGTAGCCTTCTCTGCTCGTAAGGTCTCCATTGGAAAATGCAATACCTTAGTTATCGCAGTCTTTTGCTTGTTGTAAATAACCTGTACTGCAGCTTGTCCAAGAAGCTTATAATCATTTACTACCCTCCTTATTTCACGAGGCCGAAGCAGAAGCTTCATCTTGGCATACATATCTGGCTTGTCTGCGCTGTCTGTAGCGTCAAGACCTCTACCGTATATCATTTCTGTTATACCGTTGATGCAGCAAGAATTTGTTGGGCTACCTAAGTAGTTATTGATAAGCCCATCAAAATAGTCCTGTCCGTCTTCCCCGTTTAAATATAGCACCCATTCTTTGCTGTGCTGCTCAATCACCTCTGGTGTTTGATAGCCGCTCAGATTAACAACCTTAATACTGTCTCTGTATTGTTTAGATTGCTGAGTTGCGCTTACTAATCTTACTCTGTTCTTTGCCATATTATAATACTATGTATTCTGTTTTGCCTGGGTTATACTCGTCATAATTGTCGGGCAAAGTAAACACATCTTTTTTACTTGTTTCTACGTCTATGAAATCTTTTTCGGTAGTGTCCCAGTCTTCATCTATTAACGACCATATATAGTCGAATTGATTTTCGCCTATATATATTAAGTCTTTGTAGAATATGTTGTCGTCACTCTTTACAGTAATAGTATATATCTCACCCTCCTTTAAGGTTATGGGGGCCAGAAACTCTACTTGTATATAATTGCCGTTATTAGATAGTGAAAAATCGAAAGTATAGTCAGAGTCGAGAAAATACTCCTGTGTAAGATTCCAGTCATCTGCAAGCGATGACCATATCTTGTCGACACCATCGTATTCATAGGATTTTGAGAACCCGTTTTCTACAAGGGTTACTGTCGCAGCATTCAACGTATTCAAATCGTAAGACGATGGAATAATGTTAAATGTCTGCGGTATCTGTATCGGTTGTAATCGTATCACAATAGGATAACTAAAAGTCCTATTTTTTGTTTTCTATTAGCAATAAAAAAGAGGCCTCATAGGGCCTCTTTTTATAGTAAAGATTTATTATTCCTTACTATGATGGAGAAGCAATGCTTCCTGTGCAAAGGTTGGCAGGAGTAAGCTCCATAGCTGTGAAGCTAAGAGTATATCCGCTTAGGTCTCCCATAGCAGCTCCTGTTACAATAGTACCTCCTGTTACATCAGCACCATGCTCTCTTCCTACTAAGAAGTAGTTTCCGTTATAGTCTTCTACAACGATGCGTGGTCTTCCCCAAGCAAGAAGTTTAACTTGATAGTTATCTTCTTTTGATAGCTTAGGTAAGGTAAGCTCCAATACTTGCTCGAAAGCAACGGTTCCGTTCTCACGAGAAGCTTGGATATTTGTTGTTAAAGAGGAAGTCCCTTTGAGTGCGTATTGGTAGTTTGTAGCATCCCATACACCATCAAATGCAACTGTATCTTCACTTCCTGCTGTAGTAACAAGAGGAAGAGAAGCAGCAGCATCGTAATTGATGAAGTATACATTCTTCAGACCACCTACCGAATCTCTACAAGGAAGCGTTCTCCCAGTATCAATGTTGCAAGCCATAGTTTATATTTTTTTATATTAAAAAAGGGCAGGTAGGCTTCAAGGCTTACCTACCCTTTCTTGTTGAACAATTATTTATTAAGCTAAAGTAAGTAGTGCAAGGTCTGAACCAATACCGTACTGTACGCCTGAAGTAAATCGCATGATTACTCTTACGTTTTGAGAACCATCAAGGTCTCCCATGTCAAGAACCTTAACTTCGTTATGGTCAGAAAGTAGTCCTGTACCGAAGTATAGGTTAGAGGCCTCACCTGCAACGATGTGGTCAGATGGCATACCTGGAGCTAACTGAACTTTGATTCCTTCGAAGGCCAAAGCGTTACCCATGTTGTACCATTGAGTACCTTGAGCGTTGATACCCGCAGCACCAAGACCTGAAGCTCCGAATCCACCTAATGCACGAACGTAAGCTTGGAAAGCAGCAGTTGGAACATAGATAGTCAAATCTTCTTTACCGTAAACAGCAGAAGGAAGCGCATCAACTGTGTTTCCTAAAAGAGTGATGATGTTAGAAGAAGAGAAAGCAGTTTCTCCACCGTTAGCAGCATCGTTTACATCTCCGTCAGCAGCCATAAGAACTGTGAATCCGTCAAACTCACCTGCGGTACCGTTTACACCACCCCAGATGTTTTGCTCAGTCTTCTCAGCTACTTTACCAGCAACGTGAGCGATAAGGAAATCAGCGAATGAAGGAGGAAGTTGGTCAAATGCACCAATTCCCATTTGGATAGCTTCCCAATCTGAACGGAAGTCTTTTTTACAAAGCTCTACGTTTACTTGGAATTCTTCTGGAGCAAGGATTCTCTCAGTCAAAGTAACTGTTCCTGTATCAGTAAAGTCGCAAGTAGCGTCTTTGATGATGTCAGCAGTAGCCACCTTCTTGATGACTTCTTTGTACTTGATGTTTGGTTTGATGCTGATAGCACCATCATTCAGGGTCTTTCCTGAAAGTAACGCAGCCGAGATATACTCATTGGCAAACTGGCCAGCGTAGGTTGTAGTAATTGAAGTTGTTGTTGCCATTTTTAATTATTGATTTTTACTTATTAAACATTTTTGCGTACACAATATCCATAGTATTGCGTGACCTGTTAGATGCAAAAGATCTAAACTTAGGAGCTGCTGCTTGAGCTTCTGGAGCGTGAGCGATTGGCTCTGCACCGTCTTCTTGAGAAGACAACTCTTCTTTTGCAAGATCTTCAGTAGGAACTTCCATTCCCATATCTTCAGATCCCATCTTTTCTACTAAAGCATCGTACATAGCTTTGATTTCAGCAACAGCTTTCTCGAAATCATCTTTGCTTACATACTCTACTTCTTTTACTTCTTCGACCTCGTCTACGACTTCATCTTCCATTTTGTCCTCGTATTCGGCCAATTCTACAGCCTCGTTTACTTCTACTTCAGCAGCCTCAGCAGTTTCTTGCGCTGTGGCAAGTTCTGCCTGTGGCTCTTCTTCAGTAGAAAGCAAAACAGACTTGAGTTTGTCTACAATTTCACTTGCTTTCATAAAATTCTAATTTATATTAGGTTAACTATTAATCTTTTACTTGTTGTATTTTCAACCTCCTATAAAACCAATTCCTTGGTTTATCATTCTGCCCTTACAGCACTTTCTGCTGTAGGTATTCTTCTTAGCACATAGACAAGCCCTACGGCTTGACCTTGGGCTTGTTCTGCTCCACTTCTCTCCGTAAGGTGATCTACGCATAATTCTGTGTCTTTTGGATGAAGTAAATAATATCCCATATCTGAGCAGCTCCACCTACTGCGGTTATATTCCATTGACTGCCATTACTTATAAAGTTCGCATCTGCATAGTATTGGAATACTCCATGATAATCGTGAGCTGCATCGTTTCCTTTAGGGAAGGTAATCGTATCTCGGATTCTGTCGTATGGAGTTCCGTTCCCTCCCTCGAAATGTATCTCTAAGTAGGTCTGATTCGCATTAGGGGCTTGATACTTAAACACGATAGTCATTATGTAGGTATCGTTCTCATTGTCCGCTAACACTTTTAGCGTAGAAGAGTTGTAGTAATCAATTCCTGTTTGGCTTCTGTAAACGCTCGCAGCGTTATTTGGCAAGACTACTTCTACGCCTTGAGCTAAGGTCAGCTTGGCTTCTGAAGTAAATTGTCCGTCATCGTAGCGTGTCCAACCAAGACCCGTACCTGTGCCTGATTGCGGATAGAGCTTTACCCATTCCCCGTCAAAAACCGTCCATACACCTGCGGTTGTATGCACAAATGCACCTTCTTCTATTTGGTAATATAGACGCTCTGATTCTGTGTTAACGTCTGCCTGTACCTTATATGATGTGTTCTTAATCATCTACCTTGTCCTCTATACGGTTTCTTATAATTCTTAGATGTCTTAGACGTGCTTGTCTTAGTTTTAGCTTGAACCCCTCGTTTTTTGGGCTTCTCTATCTTTATAGATATAATCTGTTTAGCCATTACTGAATAGGAACACAGTTAGGAACTTTACGTCCATCTTTTTCTTTCATTCCTATTTGCTCATATCCATCTTGACAAGGAGCTTTTAGATTATGCTGCTGACAAGGCATATACCACATCTGATCCTCGAACTCGTGTTCATGCACTCCTTCGCATCCTATGTCCTTGGCTGCCTTCTCTGCCATTTCTTTAGAAGCATAAGCCAATCTATCATCTATAATGGCTAAGTCATCGCTTACCTTCTGAGAGGCAAGCTCGTCTAAGCCCTTTAATTTAGACTCTACCCAGTTCTTCATTGATTTGCCTCCCCATAGCAAATAGCTAATCGTACCGCAAGCCTCTGGCTTTGCTGGGTCGTAATATGCTTCTGCTCGGCTTAGGTAACTGTATATTCTCTTCAAAGTCGATAGCGTGAACTTCTCTTTTCGTGCGAGCTGTTGCGCTCTTACCTTTCCGACCTGTGTTGCGCATTTATTACCTAACTCTTTATTGCGTTCTATACCTAATTTAGCGTTGTTAGAGGCACTTTCTGGGTACCCTCCATAGGATTCTAACTCTACGTCTTCTAAGGCTGCTACAGCCTCTAAAAGGGCGTATTCTGCTTGCAGCTCTTCAAAGCAATCGCTGCAAAGCTCCTCTTCTACTTGTTCTTTAGGTCTAATAGCGTTGTCCGAGAAGTACCCCTCGATTGAAAAGCCCTTAACCTTGCCTGTTTTGACAAACTCCTCCCAAACTTCTTCATTATTTACCTTTACAGAGACCATCCAGGTTCCTTTAGGCATAGACAGCCCATAAAAGGCTGATTTGTCTTTGTTTTCGTCTTCTACAATCCAAGACTCGACTACAGACATACCTTTTAGCTTGTATTCATGCTCAAGAGTAGAATTATTCTGGTTTCCCCTGCTTAAGAAGAGCTGAGAGGCCTTTCTGACGGTATCTTCGCTAAAAAAGATGTGATATTCGTCTCCTAAGTCGTTTCTGCGGTATATTTTCTTGTTTGGAATAAGCGCAGGACCCATTAAGATGCGTTTTTCTGCGTTTACCTCTGCCATTTGTATTTTGTGCGCCTTTAGCGCAACAAAATCCTCTTCAATAGCAGGCTCTCCGACAATAGAGATAGCTTCTACTCCGCTAAACTCATTATCGTCCTCTATAAATAGTTCGTAAACCTTATCTTCCATATTAAGATAACTTATTAATTATTTTTTGTTCTATAATGAGGCCTCAGCAACAATGTTTCTGTCAAGAGACTGTGCTGTGGTTACATCATTAGACACTACATAGGCTTTTACAGGCTGTTGTTGGGTCGCAGCTATGGCTGCTGCCAACTGATTCTGTCCCGTGGCGCCAATAACATTGAATTGTGGCTCTGCGCCTCCTGCGCCTCCTGCTCCACCAAGACCTGATAAGTTTGGCGCTGGGATTGCCTTTGCTGTAAACTGTTGTTTTGCAATAATTGCCACTTGAGCAAGACCAGCCCCAATTACGGCTATCATTCCTGCAATACGAGCAAATGTACCTCCCTCAGTGTCTTTAAGAACTCCTGTAGCGGCAGAAAAGGTATTTACTGTGGCTAAGGCTATATTAACAGCTTTCTCCTGCTCAAAACGCTTCTTATTAATCTCATTTTCCTTTCTTACGAGTTCAGCTTCGTTTCTTGCTATTTGCTGATTAATTTTATCTCTCTCATCAGCGCTTAATTGCTCGTTGGCCAGCCTTTGCCTTAGCTGGTCATTCATCATGTTTGTTCTGTTAGTCTCTACGGCAATTTCTCGCTCTGCTTGAGCGGAAAATACATCACCTAACGTGCTTAAGGCTGTTTGAGCCGCAGCTATTCCCGCTTGTAAATTCTCTTCACTTATTCCAAAGGTGTCTAAGAAGAAGTTTCTCTCCCCTTTAGACTCTTCTCTTTTTACAAGCTCTCCTTCTATGGCCTTGCCATATTTTTTTATCTGATCCGAAGCCCATTTTTGAGCCTCCGTTTGAGGAGGATCAATAAGGTCTTTAAAGCTGACCATTGGCTGAATCTCTACAGGTATCTTTTCGAACTTAATACCTTCTATTGCAGATTTAAAGTCTAATGCCGCTGATTCGGCAAGCACCTCGTATTTTTCCCTAATTAGACTTATTGTCTTTGGATCGGTAATGTTCTGAAGCTCCTTCTTCTTCTCATCATCAAGTCTCTTTAAGGCAAGCTCATATATCTTTCTTTGATTTTCACGCTGCTGCTCTACAACTTGAACGCCACTCTCGCTAAGACTCTTTTTCTCAAGTTCAAGTATTTTTGACTGAAGATCAAGTCTTTTTTTTGCCAACTCCTCCTCGGCAGACATTCTTTGAGCTGCAAGTTCCCTTATTTTTTGAGCATCTTGTAATGTCTTATAAATACCCTCCTCCTCTAATCTCTGCTGCTTCTTTATTTCTACAATTTGTCCCTCAACTACACGCCTTTCATCTGATACCTCTAAAGCCTGATTTGCCGTCTCTGCGGCAATTTGCTCTTCGCTAATACCCTGCCTTCTAAGATTATTTCTCCTTGTTTCAAGCCTTTCCTCGCTTTTAGCTATATCAAGAAGTTCCTCCTCAAGCTTCTTTCTTTCCTCTGTGCGCTTAGTATTATTTTTCTCTAATTCTTGTTTAGCTTTAGCAGCATCTCTTTCTAATGCTGCGAGATTGGCAATTTCTTGTCTTGTTAAGGCCTCCTGTTTGTATGCTTCTAAAACTTTATCTCCAAGTACCTTTGATCTCTCAAGAAGGTCCAATCTTTTTGCCTCAGATGCGTTTAAATCGTCAAAAGCTCTTGCGACTTCATCGAGTCCATCTATCTGTGCATCAACAGAGTTGTTAAAGTCTAAAACGTCTTTTGTCGCCTTTTGCTGTCTCTTAGAGAAGAACTCTAATGCAGCAACAGCAATCTGAAATAGAATGAGAATTCCAGCAGGACCCCTCATTACTTTTCCCAAGGCACCAAGGGCCTTGGTAAAGCTGCCTGTCTTCACAACAAGCAGAGAGAACATCGAACCAAGCTGAGAGATGTTGTTTGTGACCGCATTAATACCAAACGGCAAATCCGAGATGGTTCTACCTAATTCCGCAGCAGCAGCACCCGCAATACCAGCAGCATCGGCCCCTTGTTTGGCACCCTTGCCAAAGTTCTGAAACTGTTTCCCAGTCTTTTCTATGTCGACACCGACACTTTTAAGTTTCTTCTGAACCTGATCAAGGTTAGTTATTACCCCCTTGGCATCAAACTCTAATTCGAGTAATATCTTATTTACCTCTGTTGCCATGTCCTCTACGTTTAATTAGTTCTTTAGCTTGTTTGTATGTGCTTGGGAGCTTATTAGCTCCCATAGCAAAGTCTATATCTTCGTCTCCTACCAACCACTCATTGGAGTTAAGCAGGTCTATAATGTTCTTAATCATTGAGTAGTTCTATTTCTGATTTACCTGTAAGTAAATTGGTTTGTATGCTGTTTATCTTGTATACCCTTCCCGCTATCTGAAATCTATCTGCCAATGTATAGTTTAGCAGTATTCTAAGGGGCAGGTAAGCCGTAACCTTAGTTATTCGGTTGTTTAGCTTAAAAACATTCTGTATATAGGTCTTGTGGTAGTCCTCGAATAGCGACCCTTCAAATACCACGTTATTGTATTCTCCAAGTTCCTCCGTGAAGTGAATGCTTTTGTCGCTTGTCACTTCGTTTAAAGCGAGTGTGTTTAACGGTAGATTCGCATAAGTCTCATTGCTAACAGCTGTAGGCACATTATTTGCATTCACAGCGGTTACAAGTGAATATCCAGCGGGTATGTTATGCCTTACGGCATAAAAGACTAACGGGCTTCCAAAATAAGGGTCGGTATTATCATCTACAAACTTACCAATCACTATCTCTGTTTGACTTCCCGTATCAAGGTCAGTCAAACGCTCAAACTGTGCGTGATGGAACGGAACCTCAACCTTATAAATGCCCCCTGTAAATCTGTCGGTAGGCACCTGATCGTCTACATAATCAATGGCTCCCCAATCCTTATTGACAAGCTCATTGTATTTCTTAGCGAGTATAGTTCCCGTATCTTTATACAGGTAATCTATTTCGCTAAATGGCAACGCAGCATTTACATTGCTGCTTGATATATCCACATAC